CTTTTTTCTGTTGTTCACGTTTTTCATTGTCAACAGCAGCTTGAACTTTGCGCTTCAAGTCTTCTAATTGTGTTGTTAATAATGCTGTTTGTTGGAATGTGCGTGTTTCATTTTCTTCATAGACAGTAGTCAAATCGAGCATTAGCTATTCATATTCTTTTTTATAATCTTCTTCTGCTTGTTTATACTTTGCAGTTAAATCCTATAGACCACGTTCTACACGTTCTTCTGATAATTGCATAGTTGTAGTATAATAAGACTGTGCGGCCTCGCGCGTTTTTTCTTGCTAATAAATTAAATCATCAGAAATCTATTTCTTTTGGTCTGTTAAATTAGCAATATCTTTATTTAATAAAGCACAAGAAGCTTCCAATGCATTTAATGAAGCATATTTTTGTTCTAGTTCACGCTATGTTTCTTGATTCTAATTAATAATTTCAATATTAATTTTTTCACGATGCTAGAGCTTGGGCCGCACATATGCAAAGAAAAAAATCACAAGAACAATAATAACTCCAATTAAAATATAGTCTATAAGAGTCATATCAATAAGAAAAAATAGGGCAGAGATTACTCTGCCCTATGCTCAGTTCAGCCAAATTACTCAGCAGCTTCTTCAGCGGCAGGGTCGTAAGCCATACCAGCGGGAGTAAGAGAGAGGAACTTAACCTGCTTATGGGTTCCATCCTCAAGTTCGATTTCAGCAGGGGTACGAACACCAAGCTGCTTACGGGTAAGAGCGGTAAAACTTCCATCAACCTTTCTCTTATCATCAATTCCAAGGTCAGCAGCAACATCAGCTGCGGTAAGCTGCTCGCCATTATGCTCTTTAAGATAATTAAGAACCTTTACGGTATTTTCAGACATAGCCATAATAATAAATCTCCTTTAATGTAAAAATTTAATTTTAAGTTTTTAACTTATAAAATAATTATATCATAAAAAATAATTAATATCAATTATTTTTTGAAATTATTTTCTGAACCTGCTCATCAACATAAATCAAATCATCGATTGACTCTGAGGCCATTTCTGTATATCGCATAATTTCAGCCTGCAAGTCTGCGATTTCTGCTTTATCTGTAGTTGTCTCTAAACGCATCTGAGCAACTGCAATCTTCTGAGCAATATTCTTTAAGTCTTTCTTCTTCATAAAAATAGTTCCTTATTTTTATAATAATATAATATCATAATTTTTTTCTTATGTCAAAAATTTATTTATGAAATCTTCTTCAGAAATAATTTCAACACCTAATTTTTGAGCAGTAAGATTCTTGGAAGATGTAGACATTGTATCATTATTAATTAAATAATTTGTTTTTGCGCTGACAGAACTACTAACTTTACCGCCGTGTGCGCGAATATCTTCCTCAAGGGCCGCACGATTTTTATAACATTTTAATTTTCCAGTGATTACCACTGTTGTATCTTTTAAAGTGTCTTTTTTCTCTACTTCTGGCATTTTAATAATAGATAGATAATTATTATAAATATAATCAAAATCTGTATAATCAAAAGTTAGAATAGCCTCACTTTTGCTTGGGCCAAAAGTAGGAAGTTTTGCAAAGTTATATTTTTCTTTTATCTTCTGGCGAAAATCTTCATAAGAATTAACATACTTAATTAATTCTTTTGATACAGATTCACCAATAAAAGGAATTCCAATAGCCGTAATGAATTTATCTAAACTGACACTTTTGGAATCAGAAATTGCTTCCAAAATTTTGGTTACAGATTTATCACCAAAGCCATCTTTATTTACCCATTCAACCCTATGTGATTGAAGAGTATAAATATCAGAAATTTTATTAACCCATTCCCAGTCAATAAGTTTTTCCAATGTTTGTTTAGATAAACCTTTAATATCCATGCCCTTTTTGCCGCAATAATGATCAAGTTTATTAATCAATTTGCCAGGGCATTCTGAATTAGCACAATATGCATTTTCGACACCATCGTTGTCTTTATAGACAATTCCGCCTCCGCAGATAGGACAAAACTCAGGTGTATCATTAGCTGAAACACCCCCGGCCGCAACCACTTGGCCATAATTATATTTTGGTCCTGCTTCGGCGATTTGTGGAATAATCATATTTGCTTTATAAACTTTTAAAGGTTCACCAACATAGGCGCAATCACCCAGTGTTTCTCTCATAACACTAACATTATGTAAAGATGCACGTTCTACCATTGAACCTTCTATTTCTACTGGATCAAATACAGCAACTGGAGTCAGAACACCTGTGCGGCCCATAGTCCAGCTAATGTATTTTAATTTTGTATCATAGAGTTCATCATAGAACTTAAAAGCGATTCCGCCTCTAAAATGATGTCCTGTATTACCTAATGAATTATAGTATTTGACATTATCATATTTAAAGACAACTCCATCAATCGGAAAATCAGCTTCTGTTGCTAATTCTTTTACTTTGTCAATAATTTCATTAATGGCATCTTTGTCAGTATATTGTACCAAATCTCTTGAACGCATATAATTAGTATAACTTTCAAGATATGGTATTCTAACCAACGGGCACACTTGACTAAATCCATTTTTATATAACCAATGCAATTTATCACTCAATAAATCAAATGATACATCTTCGCAATTGATTATATCCCAAGGGATAAAAGTCAAGCGTCGTTTTTCGCATTCTCTACTATCAAGTAAGCGAATAGACCCGGCCGCAAAATTACGAGGGTTTTTATATTCAGTATTAAACAATTCAAAATCTGAATATTTACAAATAATTTCACCGTCAATAGTTACTGACTTTTGGAATGGAATCCATTTTGGAATACTAGGAATAACTAAGGCATTATGATAGATATTTTCACCGATTTCACCATTACCACGCGTCTCAGCTCTGACTAATTTACCATGCTCATATGTTAATGAACATGTTAATCCATCCAACTTTGGCATCGCAATAATGTCTCGACCACCGCAAAATGATACAATCTCAGCTGTATCTTTAGTTTTATCCAACGATAACATCAAATGATTGTGCGTAACTTTTGCTAATTCTGTAACAAGCTCATAATGAACCTGTTGAGTAGGCGATTCCGGCAAAGCGCCAAACTGATGCTCCAGTTTTATCAACTCAAAATATAAATTATCATATTCTTCATCGGTAACTTCTGGATGACCTTGCTCATATAAGGTATCCCATCGTTTTAAGGTTTGAATGATATTAAACATTTTTAATGTTGCATCATCATTACAATCGATTATTTTATCCATCATTATGTATATCCTTATTCATTTTATATAAATATAATACCATATTTTTTTTCTAAAAACAAATAAGGGAAGTTTTCACTTCCCTTATACTTTACTAATTGAAACTATATTGCTTGACTTAATCATCGCATTGCCCATTGCGGCCCGGCCGCACACGGGAATGTCTTTACCAAGAATACAAATTGATGTTTTATCTCCAGCGACAAGTATCATATCTTCATCTTGTACTAAAGCTCCACCAACAAGAGTTGAGTCTTTATATACAATCAATCCTTTTCCAGCACGACCCTGACAAGGAATATCAGTTAACGCAATTTTCTTTCCGTATCCGATAGTCGAAAATACTGCTAATTTATCAGAAGTGTCTCTAATAACCAAAGTATCTACCACACTATCTCCATCAGCTAGGGTGATACCTTTAATACCAACGCTTGCGCGAGAACTTGGTGAAACATCTGTCGATTTAAATCTAATTGCTTTACCACCTTTGGTTAACAAAACAATATCTTCGTCTTTAATTAAATTAACCTTTGCCAGCTGATCACCTTCACGCAAATTCAAAGCAGCAATACCACTTTTGCGTTTAGTGGCAGTATATTCACTCAAAGGTGTTTTCTTAACAATACCATTCTGAGTAGTAAATAAGATAAACTGTGCGTCAGTATCACGATAAATAGAATAAATTAAAGTAGGAACTTCACCATTTTCCATTTCAATTAGTGCGGAAAGGCTTGCTCCTTTTTGAGTATTACTTCCAACAGGAATATCATCTACAAGAATTCGATACATGCGGCCCTTGTTGGTGAATACCATCAACGAGTCAATTGTATTTGTTCTAATAATCGCCGAAGTAATATCTCCTTTAGTTTTAATTCCCTTGCCGTTACGTTTCTGCGCTCTAAACGAAGTTGCGGGAATGCGTTTAATATATCCATCTTCGGTCATAATAACAACGCATTTTTCTGGTTCAACATGTGCAATTTCTTTTTCATCTTTAGAAGGAGCATCAAGCTGAACTAATTGCGTGCGGCGAGGGTCACCATAATCTGCAACAATAGCATCCAGTCTTTTTTGTAACTCAGGAATCGGATTTTCACAAATTTCTTTTAGCTTAATAATCAAAGCTTCTAATGAAGTTTTTTCAGTTTCAAGCTCTGTTTTTTCCAGTTTAGCCAGACGCGATAATTTCATATCAAGAATAGCTTTTGCTTGTTCTTCACTGAATCCCCATTTGCTTATCAATGTAGCCTTGGCCGCACTTGAAGATTCAGAAGCCTTAATCATAGCAATAATTTCATCAATAATATCAAGTGCTTTTAATAGACCAACAATAATATGTAATCTACGAGTCGCTTTGTCAATGTCAAACATGGCTTCGCGCACAATACACTTACTATTATATTCAACATAAATCTTAATGCATTGTTCAAGATTTAGCTCTGTTGGAGTTTTATCAATTAATGCTACTTGATTATAAGAAATTGTTGTTTGTAAATCTGTTTCCTTAAACAGCAAATCAATAATTCGTTTTAAATTAACAGTCTTGTCACATTCAATAACTAATCTAAAACCTTTTTTATTACTTTCATTCCGGATATGTGTAATGCCTTTAATGCGTTCATCATCACTTGCCGCGCCAATTTGATTCATTAAATCTTCGGTGGTTATACCATATGGAATTTCAGTAAATACAATATTGTTTCCTTCTGTAATATATTTGCCTCTGACTTTTACACTTCCATGGCCGGTCCGCATAATAGCTGGAATATCATCCTTATTGATAATTACTCCACCTGTTGGAAAGTCCGGACCGGGAAGCATTGGTGTTTTACCATTAATATAATCATTAATTGCCTGCGCTACTTCGTATAAGTTATGCGGCAACCAACCACAAGCCATCGCAACACCAATTCCAGTATTTGGATTACACAGAAGGTTTGGAAAAATTGAAGGTAAACTTACTGGCTCATCCATTGTTTCGGAATAGTTAGGAATAAAATCAACTGCATTCTTTTTAATCCCACAAAACATTCCATCTTCAACAAGTTTAGAGAGTCTTGCTTCTGTATAACGATAAGCGGCCGGTCCGTCACCGTCTCTATTTCCATTAGAACCATGGAAATCAATTAATGGATAACGCATGACCCAATCTTGACTGAGCCGCACCAATGCCCCATAAATAGATGAGTCTCCATGAGGATGCATATCAGCCATCGTATTACCAACGATATTTGCGCATTTTACGTGCGGCTTAGATGAAGAGAATCCTTTAATCAATGCTTCATAGAGAATTCTCTTTGCTACTGGCTTTAATCCATCATATGCGGACGGTATTGCTCTGTCAGTATTCACAGCAACGGCATATTCAATAAAGTTTTGACTTAACTCATTATATAAATCATTACTCGCCATCAAACATAGCCTCCTTACTGTGTTTTTTAATAAACTCTTTTCGTGGGGTAATTGCAGTTCCCATTAAATCATCAAATAATTTATCTGTCGCTTTAATGTCTTCAACAGTAATTTGCTTAATAATACGATTATCTTCATTTAAAAGTGTTTCTTCGGTTTCTTCCGGTGATAATTCGCCTACATATAATCTTTCATTTCTGAAAGTACTGACTATTTCTTCTAAGTTATAACTTAGGCTACCTTTTTAAAATGCGTATCAATAGCATTTTTACTCCTCGACAAAGAGGATAGTCGATACAGGTTATTCTACTATAATATGTTTCCAATTATATCCGTGCCAAGTCTATTGGAAAGATCGAAAAGTTATTCCAGTAAATTTATAATCTTCATAAACTTGTTCACATGTTTCGCCATTCTTTTTTCTTAATCGAATTGCATAAACATCTTCTTCGGTTAATTTAGCACGTCCATTTTCTGAACCTTTTTGACCAGTATTGTGTAAATGAAATTGCTTATTTTCTTCTGTGTATACTTCTGGCATTATATGATTCCAAGTCTCACCTTTCCAAACTTTAGAAAAACCAGAATGTCCAACTCTATCAGAATAAAGTTTTTCAACTTCTTTGCACCGCTCATGATTTTTATATCTAGTTCTAATATCTATTACATCTTGTTCTGTTAGTTTATGTTTTGGATGATTTTCTCCATCATTTCCTTCTCCACCAGAACGAATATTATAGCCATTTTCATGAGCTAAACTATTAAATTGTTTAATATATTCTTTTTCTTTTTGATCAAGTTCAGATTCCTAGCATTCTTCTATTACTTCAAAAGTAAAATTATTAATTCCATATTTTAGAAATGCTTGATAAAGAGGATACTCTTTATGTCTATTCTATTCATATGGAGATTTGTGCTAAGCAAAACGTCGTTCAATATTAATTGATTTACCAATATAAACTTTATTGTTTATGAGATTTGTAATTTTATAAATTCCTATCATATTAATTATCTCCTTTTGTTATTGAAGATAATCAAATTATAGTAGAATCTTCCCACGAGATTATCTTCTATTATATATAAATTTTAACAATTCACGGTTACCCTGAAATGTCCAAAATTTTTATATAACGGTCAGACTTCCTCGTTAGCCACATAATGTGACCCCACTGATTAGTGGAAAAGTAGCTAAGGGCCAGACTATCTCTTACCCTTTAAATCGTGTAACTTCATACTTTTTATTAATATTTTCTTTCCTATATTCCTCTAATGCTTTATCATCTTTAAGATATTTATAACCCTTAGATGTGGTCACTTTATAAAGTGGAGGTACACCAGCATATATGTACCCATCTTCAATAAGTTGAGGACAAAAATTCCAGATAAAAGTATAAAACAAATTTTTAATATGGCTTCCATCAGAATCAGCATCGCTCATGATAATAATTTTTCCATATCGTAATTGCTCTGGATCATACTCTATTTTCATATTTTTAAGGTTAATATTTAATCCAAAAGCATCAATCATAGTCATAATTTCAGCATTTTTTTGAATTTTATCTAAACTTGCCTTCTGACAATTCAAAATTTTTCCTCTGATCGGTAAAACTGCTTGAAATTCATTATTTCTGCCCGCTTTTAGATTTCCGGAGGCCGAGTCCCCTTCTGTTATCATGAGCTCGCATTTATTCCGCTGTTTACTATAACAATCAGCAAGTTTACTATCAAACTTTAAAGCTTTCTGCTTTTTCTCTTGTTTTGTTCTAACTGCTTCTTTTGCCTTTTGTGCGGCCAGTCGTGCCTTGCGCGCATTCAGAGCCTTGTCCGCAATCATCTTAACATCTTTTTCATTTCTTGCAAACCAGACCTTAAGATTATCAACAATTGCAGAGGTAAACGGTGTCATATCAAGTTTAGTAATTCGTGTTTTAACCTGAGCATCATATGCTACATTTGGAGCAGTTAAATTAAATACAATATATAATCCTTCTTGAATATCCTCTCCAGACAGGTTTTCATCCTTCTCTTTTAACCAATTCTTCTCACGGAAGAATTTATTAAATTCTCTTGTTAAAAGAGTTTTAATCTGCGTGATATGCGGTCCAGAAGCAGTAAGACCGGTATTTACATAAGGGACCATGGTTAAAGAATAATTCCCGGTATATGTCATAATCATATCCAGTTTATTCTTACCACTCGTAAAGTTCAATTTAAACCTATTATCAATTAATTCTTTGCCCTTGACAGCATCATCAACCAAATCACTAATTCCATTCTCAGAATAATAAGTGATTTTATCACCATTATTATCTAGCTCAATTTTCAATCCAGGACAAAGTGCGGCAATGGTCTTAAAAAGTGTTTTTAATTCAGAAATATTTACTTCGGTATGAGTGAAAAATTCTTCAGATGGTTCCCATTCTACAGCAGTACCATTAGGAAAACCTACAGTTTTAAAGCTATCGCGTTTATTAAAAACACCTTCTACGAAATAGCAATGTTCTGCTTCCCCATCTCGATAAGTATATACATCAAGCCAATGAGAAAGATAGTTTGTAATCTTACTACCGATACCAAAAGAACCCAATGATGTTCCTTCATAAGTACCATCTTCTCTATATTTACCCGATGTATTTAATACACTAAATGCCGCTTCAAGAATTGTTTTACCATCTTCTCGATAACTATTGGGGATAAAACCCTGACCATAATCTCTAATTCTTACTTTAGAGCCATTAATACTTACTTCAATTACATTTCCATGGCCAAGACGAAACTCGTCTACAGCATTAGAAAATACTTCTATTGCTAACTGTGTAGCATAGGTCGTATCACCCGCGTAGACACCCGGACGAAGTCTTGTAAACTGAAGTGGTGATAAAGACTCAATACTTTGTTCATTATATAGAGTTTTATCTTCTTTCATATAAATCTCCTAATTATTTTATTATAAATATATTATATCATTTATTTTATATAAAATCAACTAATATTTAACTAATAAAATGAGAAGAGATTCCCTACGGTCATCCCTTCTTTGCTATTTTTGCTTAAATTTAATTCCCAAAGGACTAATTAAATTATATCGCTATTTTTTTTGAAAGTCAAATACGGACACAAAAACGGGCCGCAGATGCACATTACACCTGCGGCCCGCACGTTATTTATCCTTGAGCATCACTATCAGATTCATCAATTAATTCTTCGCATTGGTCGTCCTAAACCATTGATTCGTATTTAATTCCGCCTTTAGTATTTTCTGCCTGAGCTTTTTTATAATAAAAAGCTTGGCTAACACCATAAGCAGTCCATGGTAATCCAACCATTGTTGTAAGCCATGGTAATTCACCAAAGTATTGACGAGATACGCAAATAAATGCTAATACAATGAAAGAAATAGTAATAACCCAAATTAATGCTGACTCTTGGACTAATAAGATTTTTGAAAACTCATTATGTTTTTTCTCTTTCTTTTTACGATTAAATAATTTCATATTTTAGCCCTCCCATATAAAATTATTTTTTCTTTAAATAATTGGATGCAGCAAATCCAGTATATAAGGTTCCTTTATAAGTGAACTGAATATATAACCAAATACCTCTAGCAGAAGTATAATAACCATAGTTATTAACAACTTGTCCTTTTGGCATTGTGACTAAAATCTTGTAATCAGTACTTGGGCCATTACGTAAATTTAAATCATCAATAGCAACATAAGTACCAGCTTTGCTTGCGCTAAATGATTGTGCGTATGCAGTAGCAGTAACTTTTTCTTGAATCTTAGTCGGTTGTTCTGGATTTGCATCATCTGGATAATATGTATAGTATACATTATCAATATTGCAAGTATATGCATAACCAACAGATGCTTTTTCCCAAACAATCTTATACCAGCCAGAAGATAAGACTTCAATTACCTGGACAGTAGTTTTTGGTGAAATAGTTCCATAAATACTTGCGCTAGTAGTTGCGCCAGAACGAATATTCATATAATCTTTAGCAACAGCTTTACCAATTACTTTGAATTCTTCTTTCTTTGGCTCTGGTGGAACAGGAACATTAGCCTTTGGCCCATTAGTTAAGCAAATAGCTACATGGTCTTTAGACTCCAATAAATCTCCACGTTTTAAATAATCTCCAGAAGTCAAATACTGAGGATTGGTTAACGCAACAAACTTATTGGTCTTTAATACAATCGCTACATCAGTCATTGCTTTATCAATATCAATACCAGCAGCTTTTATACAAACAGCCATTAATGATGTACAATCGCATTCACATTTTGTAGTAATTTTACTTAAATCCCATTTATTTGCTTCAGCTTGTACCCAGCAACTTAAGCGATTGCTTTGGTCATAGCCAATATTATCATTAGCACATGCTTGCTCCATAGCAGTAGCAATCTTATTAGCAATTGCTGCATCATTGCAACGATATACTTTAGTCCATGGCTGGCTATACCAATCATTAACTTTAACCTCTTTACCAGTTTGGTCTCCAGCTTCGCCACCAGTGCTATTGCCTTTTTCATCAATTGATGCATAACCTAATTTAACAGTAGAACTATTTGCATATGTTGGAACAGTTAATGTGGATGTGCCAGCATTGGAATTACCTTTTGCATATTTTTGATAATATACATTAGCATATTCTGCACGTTTCTTCTATGCAGCAGTGCTCTAATCATATGGTGCTTCAAATTTAACCATGAAGGTACCGGCCGCATCCAAGAGTGAAGAAGTTGTTTTTAAAGAATTATATAAAGAACTATAATTGGCTTTTAATTCTTTAATTAAATAATTTAATTGCATACCCAAATCAGAGATAGAGGTATTCTTTTCTTTAGCAAAATCTAATAATCCTTGTTTGCGGCTCCAGAAGGTCCATTGTGCTAAACCATAGCCAGCCGAATCGTTTACGAAGTTCGAGTAAGAACCATTATCCACGGCTGTAGTATATGAAGCATCAGTAAATCCTAACTTGCTTTCATAACTATTCTGTAAATTATTAGCATATAAACCGCTTTCTGAGTATAAGTTACCCATAATAGCTGCGGCCGCATACTCATTATTAAATTCTTTCATTAAGAATTTCCAAATTTTTTCTTCAATAGAATTACCCTCTAATTGAATAGATGTTAATTTGGAAGTGTCATTTTTAACA